CGCAAGCAAGGTCTTCTTCATTTCTCCCCCTCTGTAGTCGAGCGGAAGCGTAGCGCTCTGTTGAGCGCTCGAACAGGTGCTAGCACTAATGCGCTAGCACCGTGGGTAGAATGCGTTCTAGTTGGGATCTACCGGCCCCCACACAGGAAGTCCGGGAGCGGAGCGCCCGGCAGCCTCCCCAGCTGCCGAGTTGGCCGCGCAAGAGCGGGAGATGCAGTGAGCGAGTACGAGTTCGGCGTCGAGGGCGAGACCAACGAACCTGCGGCCACGCAGGACCAGGGGCCCAAGTGGTTCCGGGAGCAGATGGCCAAGGTGTCGCAGGACATCAAGTCACTCCGCGAGGAGAACGAGACGCTGCGCGCCGAGAGGGCGCGCACTCAGGTACGCGAAGCGCTTGCTGCTCAGGGCTACGCCCCGCAGGTCGCCGACCTGTACACGGGCAAGCCCGAAGGGCTGGACGAATGGCTGGGCACCTACGGTGCCGGGCTGGCCAAGAGCGACGGCACCGCCGTCGAGCAGGGCCAGCAGGCCGCACAGGGTGCGGCGCAGTCGGCTGTCAGCCCCGAGGACCAGGCAGCCATGGAGCGCATGGCCGCCGCCGGGCAGGGCGCACAGGCGCCCGCGCTGTCGGCGGACGACCAGCTCACTGCGCGGCTGAACGCCGCGAAGTCCATGGAGGAGCTGGACGCGATCATGCGCGAAGCCGGCTCCCGCTACTTCTGACGCCTGGTTCTCTCCCCGACTCCTGCGACACCCCGAGAGGGTGAGAGACCGATATGGCGGGTAACGCCTACACCGACACCACGGCGATGTCGAACGCGGTTCAGACCGCGTACGACAAGCGCTTCGAGTTCGCGCTGCGCTCGCAGCCGCTGTTCCGCGCTCTCGCGGACAAGCGACCGGAGGAGCTGACCGCCCCCGGTCAGTCCATCGTCCTGGAAACTTACCAGGACATGAGTGCGGCAACGACCGCACTCTCCGAGGACACCGACCCGGACGCGGTTGCCATCGGCAACCCGAACACCAAGACCCTGACGGTCAACGAGTACGGCAACGCCGTGCTGCGCACGCGCAAGCTGCGCCTGTTCTCGATCAGCGACGTGGACCCGGCGATCGCGAACATGCTGGCGTACAACTGCGCGGACTCCGTGGACGTGCTCGCGCAGACCGAGCTGCGCGGCGGCTCGAACCTGATCCAGGTCAAGGCCGGCACCACCAGCTACGTGACCAACGCCGATTCGACCACGGTGGCCACCACCATGGTCTCCACCGTGACCTCCGGCGTGGCCACCGACGGCTTCACGTCGGCGCTGGTGCGCCTGGGCGTGGCCAAGATGCGCACCGCCAAGGCGGTGCCGCGGCGCGGCAGCATGTACGGCTGCTACATCCACCCGGAGATCTCCCACGATCTCCGTCAGGAGACCGGTGACAAGGGCTGGCGCCTGCCGCACAACTACTCGGCCGTGGGCAACGTGTGGGCCGGTGAGATCGGCGAGTACGAGGGCGCCTTCTTCGTGGAGAGCCCCCGCTGCTACCAGGCCAAGGACGCCGGCACCGGCGACAACAGCGTGCGGCGCTTCCGCACGTACCTGGTCGGCCAGCAGGCGCTGGCCGAAGGCGTGGCGGAGGAGTTCCACACCGTGGCCGGTCCCATCGTGGACAAGCTGGCGCGGTTCCGGCCGCTCGGCTGGTACGGCGTGGCTGGCTGGAAGCGCTTCAGGGAGGAAGCGCTGACCCGGATCGAGACGACCAGCTCCATCGATGCCACCTGATCCATGGCGACGTACGCCTTTCGGCCGCCGACGGTGGAAGAGGGCCCGGCAGGCGCCGGGCGCCTCTTCTACCGCTACACGCTGACCAGGGGCGTATCGCTGCTGGAGGGACCGCCCGGGACTTACCGGGCGGTCCGCTGGCCCACTGAGGACGAGATCACGGCTTCGCAGCCGCACTTCTTTCAGGGCGGCCACATCTACGAAGTGGACGACGCCACCAGGGCCGCGCTCCTTGCGGCCGATGTGGGCGTGACCGACGACAACTTCACCACACCGTTCTCCGGCTTCGGCGCCGGGGGCTTCGGAGAGGGCGTGTACGGAGGATGACGTTCCAGAGGATCGAGCCCGGCCTGTCGCCCTGGGGCGATGCGGTCAACGACTCCTTCCAGGATGTCCAGGACCAGATCACCGCCCATGTGGACGGCACCGATCCCCACGGGGATCGGGCCTGGGCGGAGACGCAGTTCATGCCCACCACGTCCATCGCGGTCGATGACGTGGTGTCGGCCAACCCGTTCTACATCGCCCACCGCGGCGGCGGTGGCGAGGCGCCCGAGCTGACCGAGGGCGCGTACGTCAACAGCGTGGGTGCGGGCATGAAGGCCGTGGAGATGTCCTTCCACCTCTCCGCGGACGGCGTGCTGTTCGCCTGGCACGACAACGACCTGAACCGCATGACCAACGGCACGTGGACCACCAATCCGGAGCTGTGGACCTTCGCCGCGCTGAACCAGCGCGCCAAGGTCGTGGGCTCGCCCCTACTGGGGCCCGGCTGGGCGGACCAGACCATCCCCACCGCCAAGCAGCTCTTCGACCGGTTCCTCGGCCGCGTCGTCATCTTCGCCGAGGGCAAGTCGAACAACTCGATCCCGGCGTTGCAGCAGCTTCTGCTGACCTACCCCAACGCCAGCGAGTCCGTGGTGTGGAAGAACTACTACACCAACAACAGCTTCCCGTGGGCCAGGAACCACGGGTTCAAGGTGTGGGCCTACGCCGACGCCACCACGACCAGCGCGCAGCTGGACGCCGTGGAGGAGTCCGTGGACTACTGGGGCATGCCGTGGGAGGCCACGGATGCCCAGATCAGCGCGGTGGTGAACCGCCCCGTGGCCAAGCCTGTGATCGTGTGGGAGGTGCACCGGCGCAGCGAGGTGCAGCGCCTGCTGGGGCTGGGCGTGCGGGGCATCATGACCCCGCAGCCGCTGTACCTGACGCGGACCACGGCCGTGTGTACGGCCGACCAGTGGTTCTCCCAGGTCAAGAGCCCCGGGGAGATCGGGGCTGCGCACAGCGACCCGACGTACGCCCTGAAGTGGGACACGGGCGTCGGGTCGAACGTCGTCTACGCTCCCGCGACCAGCGGGAACAGCGTGTCCCTGGGCTGTTTCAGCCCGATCGTGCGGGGAGCCACCGGCTACCGCATCAGCTTCGACATGTACTGGCCCGTGCTGCCGTCGGGCACGCTGCACGCCGGCCTCTACTTCGGCGCAGCCGACGATGCGAAGCACTCCTTCGGGGTGGCGAACGCCACCGGCTGCTACCGCATGGAGATACGCCCGAACTCGGGCGCCATGCAGCTCTACACGGTCGCCTCCGGGGCGACCAGCGGTGTGCAGGTGGGCTCGGACGTGTCCACGTCCGGAGCCCTCTCAGCGGCCACCTGGTACTCGTACGCGATCGAGGTCACCGCCACGACGGTGAAGCTCTCGCGTACGGACTCCACCGGCTGGTCCAACACCTTCACCACCTCCGCCTACAGCGGCGACTACTTCGGCATCCACACCGGCTCGCTCACGAGCACGACGACGCTGCCGCGGTACCGCAACCTCACCGTCACGGCCATCTAGGAGCGGACATGGACACCGACCCGAGCAGCGTCACCGGGGATGGCGGCAACACCACCATCCGCAACCAGAACGAGCAGGACATCCTGGACCGCGTCGTGGCGTCCATTCCCATGGTCGGCGAGGACGACCCGCAGACCTACGTCAACCCGCAGTTCCGGGACGGCGCGTGATGGGCTGCCGCACCGGCTGCGCCACGCAGGACCACGCCAGCTACCACGAGTGCCTGCGCGCGGCCTCCATCACCACCTCCGGGGCCAGCCCCTCCAAGGGGCTGGACATGACCCGCCGCAAGGCGTGGGACAGGGAGCTGCACCTGTACCGCGAGGCACGCCGCCAGGGCGTGCAGCCCGACGGCACCACCACGGCCAAGATCGAGGCCGCGATGCGGGCCAGTGACGCCGCAGGCGCGGCCTACGGCCGCGACTTCGGCGCGGCAGGACCCATGGGGGCGTGATGACCACGTACGCCGACCTCATCACGCGGGTGCGCCAGCAGATCCTGGGCTACGCCAAGGACCAGCTGGCCATTGCCGAGCTGGCCCAGGACATGTCCGCGACGGACACGGCCTTCACCGTGCTGGCCTCCACGGTGGGCAACCTCTCGCGGGGTCTGGCGGAGATCGAGGACGAACTTGTCCTCGTGCGGGACTACGACCCCGCCTCCGGGGTCGTCACCCTGTTCGGCGGCTTGAACGGCCGCGGCGCCGAAGGCACCGTGGCGGCGGCGCACGCCGCCCAGTCGCTCGTCACGAGCGACCCGCGCTTCCCGCGCCAGCGGGTCAAGGAAGCAGTCAATGACACGATCCTCGGGGTGTACCCCGATCTCGTGGCCTTCGGCTACACGGAGATCAGCAATATCTCCGTGGTCTACGAGTACGGCATGCCTGCCGACGCCATGGATGTCTGGTCGGTGGACGACCAGACCGTGGGCCCGTCCCAGGTGTGGACGCAGGGCACGCGCTGGCGTTTCAACCCCAGCGCCTCGCCCGGCTCCTTCCCGACCGGGAAGAGCATCCAGCTCTTCGACGCGGTCACCCCGGGCCGCGCCATGCGCGTGAAGTACGTCAAGACCCCCACGGCGCTCCAGGCGCCCACGGACGAGCTGGAGGCCTCCGGCCTCCCCGACCGCTGCGCGGACCTGATCGTGTGGGGCGCCTGCGCCCGGCTGCTGCCGGCGTACGACGCGGCGCGCCTGCAACAGCAGGCGATCGAGGCGACCGAGCGGGCACCGCTGGTGCCCGTCAGGGCCGCCGTGCAGACGGCGGCGTACTACCAGCAGATGTACGCACAGCGGCTCATGGAGGAGCGCAACCGCATGTTCCTCGAACACCCCCAGCCGACCTACTACGCGAGCTGACCATGACCCAGCGGCACTATTCGAGCATCGCGAGCCCCACCACGCTGTCCACGTCGATCAGCGCCTCGGACACCACTGTCGCCGTGGACGCCACCGTGGGCTACCCCACCAGCTACCCGTTCACGGCCGCCCTGGACGCGGGCGGCACGGCGGAGGAGCTGGTGGACGTGACCGCTGTCAGCGGCAACGTCTGGACGGTCACGCGCGGCGTGGACGGCACGCCCGCGCAGTCCCACAGCGCGGGTGCCGTCGTACGGCACAGCTCCTCGGGCCGCGACTTCTCCGACATGCAGACGCACATCAACGCCACGACCGGCGTGCACGGCACCACCGGCGCCCTGGTGGACGCCTCCAGCGCGCAGACCCTGAGCAACAAGACCCTGACCGACCCCGCGATCAACGCCGCATCCCTCACCGGCACCCTGACCGGCACGCCGGAATTCGACGGCGCGGTGAAGTTCTCCGGCTCCCCCGTCTTCGAGGGCGCCGCCGAGGGCGACACCGCGCTCGGCGCGCAGGTCGCCGCGGACACGCATCCGCGCCTGGCGGTCACCGCCGGAGGCGGCCTGGTCTTCGGCTCCGGCTCTGCGGCCGGAGACGCCACGCTCTCGCGGCCGGCAGCGGGAACCCTGGCCGCCTCCGGCGGCCTGGAGACCGGCGATGACATCGCCGTCACAGGGCGGGTCGGCGCCACCGTCGCCGCCTCCACCACCGCAGCCCTTCAGGCGCAGGTGGCCGGCGACAGCGCCGCACGCTACAGCGTGGACGGCGCAGGGAGGATCGGGTGGGGCTCGGGAGCCACCACCCGCGACACCTTCCTCTACCGCGACGCCTCCGGCGCCCTGAAGACCGACGGGGACTTCAGGGTTGGCGGCAGCCTCGCTGTCAGCGGTGTCGGGGCGAACCTGTTCGCCATCAAGACCTCCGACACCAGCCGGGCCAGCACCGCCTCACCCAGCCCTGACCCGCACCTCCAGCTCCAACTGGAGGCGAACTGCACGTACGTCATCTCGGGCATGCTGATCTGGAAGGGGCCGAGCGGAGCCGGCATCACCATCGACTGGGACGGCCCGACCGGCACGGAGGGCTGGTGGGGTGCCCTGAATCCCTCCAAGGCGGCTACGGGCACAGCTACGCCCGTGCGTGTGGTGGCAGCCGTGGCGGACTCCGCGCTCGGCTACGGCTGGGACGACGACGGCTTCGGCACGCCGTTCTTCATGCCGATCAACGGCATTCTGCTGCCGGCCTCCGCCGTGACCTACCGCCTGCTGTGGTCCCAGAACACCGCCGGCGCCACTGCCACCACCGTTTACGCCAAGTCCTGGCTGCGCGCGGAGCGGGTGGCCTGAGATGGACATCGTCAGCCGCATCCCGGCGCCCGTCTCGGGGCGACTGGCGTCGCCGGGGGCGGCGTCCTACGCCAACTCCGGCGTGGTCTACGACTACGCCATCGGCGGACTGCCGTTCCTGTCGGGCGCCTCGGACGAGCGCCCGCTGCGCATCGGCATGGCACCGATCAAGAAGGACCAGTTCGACAACGAGCGCGAGCCCGGCGAGCAGTCTCTCGCCGGGTGGTGGCTGCGATCGCAGTCCACCTTCATCGGCGGCGAAGGGCTGTTGTACCAGGACCCCGACCTGGTGCAGGTGGCCAACATCCAGAACCGCCACGCCATCCAGTACGGCCACGGCCTGGGCGTCAATCCGTGGACCAACGGGCAGCTGACGCTGCTGCGCGCGACCGCGCAGCGCATCGCGGACTCCTCCGCGAACAGCCATCTGGTGCTGGGCTACCACGACGACGCCGACCGCTACTGGTCGGCGGTCGGCTCCGTGCTGAAGTCCGACGACGGCACGACCGCCACCGGCATCACCTGGGGCGGCACGGGCACCATCGTCAGCCTGACGGCCGACGGCACGAACTACTACGCCGCCGACGCCACCGGCGTCTACAGCGGTACGGGCGCCGGGAGCGGCGCTCTGGTGTGGAACACCGGCAGCGCGGACACGGTGGTCCGGTGGGTCAAGGGCCGCCTCATGGCGGGCATAGGCCCGTCCGTTTATGAGTTGGTGGGCGCCGGTGGGCCCACGCTGCCCACGGCGAAGATGACGCACCTGAACGGCTCGTTCGTCTGGACGGACTTCGCCGAAGGCACGGACAGCATCTTCGCCTGCGGCTACGCGGGCGCCCAGGGCGCCGTCTACAAGTTCGTGCTGGACGGCACGGGGGCCGTGCCCACGCTCGCCTCCGGCGGCGTGCTGACGGCCCAGCTGCCGCTGGGTGAGGTCGTGTACTGCATGGCCAGCTACCTGGGCACGTACGTGGGGCTCGGCACCTCGCGGGGCTTCCGCCTCGCGCAGATCGATTCCAACGGGGACCTGGCCTACGGCCCGCTGCTGATCGAGATCTCCGGTGGGGTGCGTGGCATCGCCGCGTACGACCGGTTCTTCTTTGTCGGCGGCACGAACAACCTGGACGACAAGTCCGGGCTGTGGCGCGTGGATCTGGGCCAGCCCATTCAGTCCGGCTCCGACGGAGCCGTCCGCTTCGCGTACGCGACCGATCTTCAGGCCGGCGTCACCGGCACGGTGAGCGCCGTGACGAACTTCGGCACGTCCGACCGCATGGCCTTCGCCGTGATCGGCTCCGGCTCGTATCTGGAGAGCGCGGACACGCTCGTGGAGACCGGGTACCTCCAGACCGGCAGGGTGCGCTTCAGCACCCTGGAGCCGAAGATCTTCAAGTTCCTGAGCGTGCGCACCACCGAGCCCCTGGCGGGCTCGGTGTCTGCGTCCGTCGGCGACCCGTCGGGCGCCGTCACGAACGTGTTCACCGCCGGCGAGTCGGGCGGTGCCCGCATCGAGGACGTGATCCTGCCCGCCCCGGCGACAGCCGTGGAGTGGGCGCAGCTGCGCCTGGACCTCGACAGATCCAGCACCGACGACACAGCCGGTCCCACCGTGACCGGCTGGCAGTTCAAGGCCCTGCCGGGCAGTGTGCGCCAGCGCATCTTCGAGATCCCGCTGGCGCTGTTCGACCGCGAGAAGACGGCCTCCGGCCAGATCGTGGGCCAGGACGGCCGCACGGTCCAGCGCCTGGAGGAGTTCGCCGCGCTGGCGCGGCGCGGGGACGCGGTGTCCTTCCAGAACCTGTCCACCGGCATGTCGTACCTGGTCGTCGTGGACGACTACCAGTTCGAGCAGAAGGCGAGCCCCGGGCTCGGCAAGAACGTGTTCGGCGGCTACCTGACGGTGCAGCTGCGCACCATCGCGGAGGTCATCTCATGACGGACGAAGAGCACGAGTACCTGAGCACGGGCTGCCTGCACGGCAGGCACGACTACTGCCAGAACAAGCAGGGCCAGGCCGGGCCCAAGAGGCCCGGCGAGTGCAAGTTCTGCGGTGCCCCGTGCATCTGCCCGTGCCACCGGAAGGCCGCCGATGTGGCCGCCTGAGCGGGATGTCATCGCGCCCGTCTCCGAGGCGGAGCACGCCGCCGTGCGCATCGCCCAGCGGGCGCTGGGCCTCGCCCCCACGGGCGAGCTGGACGAGCCCACCAGGGCCTCCCTGCGGGGCGTACAGCACCTGTTCAAGCATCCGGTCACAGGAGTCCTGGATCGGGGCACAGCGGCGCTCATAGAGCGCCTGAGGCACGTCTACCCGGAGGAGTGACATGACCAAGAGGCAGGTCGAAGACCTGGCGGAGCGCGCCGGCTGGACGCTGGCGCAGGCGGCGGTGGCCTTCGGCATCACCGAGGCCGCCGGGATCAAGGCGTGGTGGGCTCTACCCCTGGCCACGGCGCTGAGCGCCCTCAAGACGTTCGTCCAGCACAAGCTGGACGACGCCAAGGGGTGACATGACCCCCGAACAGCGCTTCGAGGTGCTGCTGGTGCTCCTCACCGCCGCGCTGGCGGTAGTGGGATGGCTCATCAAGAGCCTGCTGAACGTGACGCACCAGTGGGCGCGCACGGGCGCGCGCTTGGAGGAGCTGTCCCAGGACATCCGGGACCTGGTCACCGCCAAGGAGCGCGACCACGCCAGGATCGAGACCCGGATCGACCGGGTCGAAGGGCGCGTCGAGCGCCATGAGGCGTGGCACGTGGACCACTAGGCCCGGAAACGAAGAAAGGCCCCCAGCCCGAAGGCTGGGGGCTTCTTTACTGCTTGTCGGGGTCGATCAGGCTTGCCGAGTCGCGGGCCCCGGCGAGGTAACCCTTCCAGTACCCCGGACGCGGCCATCCGTCCAGCCTGACGGCGCGTTGGCGGATCTTCTCCGCAGCGTCCCGGAGAACTTCGTCTCGGTAGGCGGCGAAGGATTTGCGGATCTGCTCAACAGACCAGCCGGCTTCGTCCAGGGTGTGCCACAAAGCGCGCTCCCCCTCGGAGCGCGCGGGATTGATCGGCTCGTTCATGCGAGCATCCTTTCACGTGGTGGCGCCCCTCTCTGCGACGGCGCGAAGCACGTCGGGAGGGGCGCGGTCAGGGGGTGCCGGCGGCGTCCGGGTCGATGAGGTCGGCGGCGTCCAGCAGCCCGTAGAACTCGCCCGCCAGCTCGCCCGGGCGGTTCGGATGCGCCACGTCCGGGCTGCCGTACAGATCATGGGACTTGGCCCTGATCTTCGCCGCCGCCTCGCGCAGCACCTCTGCGCGGTAGGCATCCAGGCATCTGTTCGCATGCTCGTCATCGAGACGAGCCTTGAGCATGTCGAAGACCGCCTCCCGGGCGCTCATCGGCGGCACCAGCCGCGCCCGTCGCACGGCCCGGACTGCCCGTCGGGGCAGTCACAGACGACGGGCTTGCCGTCGTCGTCCCGCTGGATGCCCTTCTCCGCCTCGCGCTCCTCGCGCGAGGTCTTGCTGAACGGGTTCTTCATCACATCTCCGGAAGCTGTTCGATGTCCACGTTCTTGCTCCAGCCCTGGGGCTGGACCTGCGCCAAGCGCTCCTCCGTGGCCGCCCTGTCGGCCGGCGTGAAGATGTTTCCCAGGGTCACCTGCTGCGCTGGGAGCGCAGTCGGGAGGGCCACGCCCTCCAGCTCCAGCACACGCTGGAGCTTGGCGGCGATGGCCTTCGATGACTCCTCCGGCGAGACGACGACGGTCGTCTCGGAGATCCCGTCATCGAAGATGAACTTCACCGGCGCCTTCGAGCCGGTCTTCATGGTGATCATCGGCTGTTTCTCCTTGCCCTGTTCATGAGATCGAGGTAGTCCCAGAACGCTTGCGGATTCGTACGGAAGATCTCGTCCACGATCTCCTGGCACGCCGGACAGCGTGCGCCCCAGTAGGGCACGTCGCTGCGCATCTCGTCGCAGCGGATACACATGCGCCGCTCCGGCGGCGGAGGCGGCCAGAGCCGCCGCCAAAGGCGGCTTAGCAGGGTCGCCATCAGCCCTCCTTGTCGGGGTCGATCAGGTCGGCTGCGCCGGAGGCGGTCCAGTCCTTGTCCGGCTCCAAGATTCCGTCATCCTTGAAGGCCTGGACCTCCCGGCGGATCTTCGCCGCCGCTTCGCGGAGGACTTCGTCCCGGTACTTGTCCAGCTCCCTGGACACGGCCCGCCGGATGCCCGGCGAGAACCAGCTCTCGATGCCCTCTCGCACGCTCATGCGCCCTCCATGGGTCGGATCTCGGTGAGAGCCCGTATCAGGCTCTCGTGCGTGATGATCAGTGCGCCGTCCTCGGCGAGTCGCACGGTGACGTCACCCGCCAGGGTGACCTCGCGACGCTCGCCGGAGGCGAGCGCGTACGTCAGGGTGAACGGAAGGCGCTGGGGAGGCTCAGTCGCCTTTGCCAACTGCTCGTAAAGTTGGCGACTGACGACGGCGCAGCCGGGATTGCAGGGCACCACGCGGTGACAACCTTCGGCGTCACGGCACTCCGGAGCCTCCGGCTCCGTCTCCTCCATCTCCTGGCGGAGATGAATCAGCTCGTCCATGGCCGCCTTCTGGGCGGCGTCCGGCTCCGCCGGACACATCAGGTGCTCTTTGAGTCCGTATTGGATCGCGGACTCATCGGAGCTGAACTTGCCCGAGAACGCACCGCAGTTGCGGCACTCCCAGTACCAGCCGGTGTTCCGGGGGTTCGTCGCCACCAGGTGGCGACTCAGCTCGCCGTCTATCGCCGTCTCGCACGAGCAGGCTTCCCAGGGGCATCCGCCGCCTGGGCGGTGCTCGGACATCGGATGCCCGCACCGGCAGAGCCTGCTGGCCTCCGGCTTCGCCGGGACGAAGGCGTGGCGCCAGGAGCGCTCCTCGTCACCCGGGCAGGCGTTGCAGCAGTTCTTCTCGTGCGCCTTGCGGGTGTGCCCGCATCGGCATTTGTCATCCGGCGATGAGCTTGCGGAGCCCGGCGGCTCCGTCTTGTCGGTAGACATCATGCGGCTTTCATCCTTTCGCGACGCGCGCGCTGGAAGACCGCCTGGCATGAGCGACAGCACCGCCGTCCGGTATTGGGGTTGATGTACCAGTTTGGAGCGTGCCCCTTTCCGCAACGCTCCCTGCGCTTCGGTCCAGTGCGCCCCCGGCCCTTGGCATGCATGTCCCGCATGTTGTCCGAATGCGTGCCAACCCAGAGGTGATCAGGTCTTACGCACCTGCGGTTGTCGCAGCGATGAAGGACATGCAGGCCCTCAGGTATCGAGCCATACGCAAGCTCGTACGCCATCCGATGCGCCATGATGGGCTTCCTCTTGCTGCGCATGAAGTGTCCATAGCCATTCTTCTGAATGGTGGCCTGCCACTCCCAGCACCCACTTGGGGTGAAACGCGTCTTCTCCCAGAACCGCTCAGCGATCGGTCTGGATGAGCGCCCGGAGGGCATCTGCGCCTCCCTTCACAAAGAGCGAGTTGCAGTCCTCGCCCTTCGGCATCCGTACGGGGATGGCCCGTACGTCGTTGATCAGCTTCTTGTTGAGGCCGGAGCCGGCCTTGTCCCCGTCGCCAAGGACGTAGACCTTGGCGAAGTCGTCCAGGCAGCGGGAAAAGTGCTTCTGCCAGCCGTTGGCTCCGGCGACAGCAACGCCGGGAATCCCCGCCATGGCGAGAGTGACGGCGTCCAGCTCGCCCTCGCACACGCAGATCGAGTCCCCGGCCTCGCTGAGGGCGAGGACGTTGAACAGGTTCGAGTCGAGCCCTTCGGGCTTCAGGTACTTCCGGTGCCCTTCGACTGCCTTGCAGTCGTGGTCTTCGATGCACCGCAAGTTCATGTTCACCGGCCCTGCCGGGGTCAGGTACGGAATCGAGAGCCGCCCCGCGAAGCGCTCGTGTCCGAGCACGGGCCGGCGCACGACGCCCAACCGGAAGCGCTGGGCGACCTCCGGGGTGAAGCCCCGCTTGGTCAGGTATCGCTGGGCGGCGGGGTCCGCCGCCAGGTCGGCCTGATAGGTGGCTGTCGCCTGCTCGAAGACCAGGCGCTGTTCGGGGGTGATGAGGTTCAACTGCGCCTTCCCGGAGGGACGTACTTACGTCCAGGGGCCGCCGCGCGGCCCTCTCTGGGGCGCGCGTAGCGGCGCTGGACGGATCGACTGATGTCAAGGCCGGCGGCCTTGCAGATGGCCTCCAGGCGCTCCTGCGCCTCGGGCTTGGGGCAGGACTCCATGGCCATGACGAGATGGAGGGCGGTGCCCTTGAACTCGCAGGCGTTGCAGAAGAGGAGACCTTTCTCCAGGTTCACCCGGAGGGAAGGTCTCC